CCCCCCAGGGGGCGTTCCCCTTTTAGGTCGGTACAATGGATCGGCTATAGCCGCCGATCAGTGACCCTCCCTCCACGGGAGGTGGGACATGGAGCCGACCAAAATGGCAGAGAAAGAACCGTTCAAGACCTCGGACATCAAGTTCGCAGCCTTCCTGAAGGCTGCTGCGGTGCCGTTTCTTGGCGTCGAAGACGCAGAGGATGGGGGGCGCAGGAAGGTGTTCCAGTTCGAGAACACCGACGGACTGCGGGAGTTGAGGCATCAGTTCTTCTCCCGCCGACCCGATTCGCTGGCATCCCTCACCCTCTTCGACGAGTACGACGCCTTGAAGGCGTACACCTTCGATTGAGGGAGGCATGGCGGTGCCCGACCACAGAGTACGATGTCCGGTCGTGGACCCGGACGGGGCTGAGGCCAAGGAGGCCAACGCTTTCCGGTCTTTCTGTGACGGAGGCAACGAGTTCGTGCTCGACTTCATCAACTGCCCAGAGGAGGCGGATTACGGGGAGGTCGTGGCAAGGGTTCGGATCCACCGGGAGGTGCTCCAGGCGGTGTTTGAGCGGCTCCGGGGTTCGGTGGAGGCCCGGGGCGGCCTGATCTTCAGCGCCGCCTTGGAGGGGTGACATGGCCACGTCGTTCTATCCTGGGCAGACCATCGGGCGGACCGACCTGAGCATCTTCCTTCAGGATGCGAATGCCAACCCGACCAACGCCTTCTCCATCACCTATGCCATCTACTACGTGGACCCCGGCCCGCCTGAGGCCGAGGTGCTCATCGGTTCGGCGACTCGAACCCCTGTGAACCCCACGGTCGGCGAGTACTTCGCCTCCCTGATGGTCCCTCCGTCGGCCCAGACGGGGACGTACCGCATCCGGTGGACCTTCCAGCAGTACGCCAACTCCCCACAGCAGACGGTCACCCAGGAGTTCACGGTGGTGGCGACGGCGGAGGCCACTCTTCCGACCTACACCCCCGAGATGCAGGAGATGATCACCCGGCTCAGGGTGCTTCTGCGGGACCAGAACCCGGACAAGTTCTACCACTTCCGTCCGCCGCAGCACGCTGGCCGGATCGGGAGCTACGACCGGGTGTTCGGCCAGATCTGGGAGGACGAGGAGCTACGCCACTACCTGGAGGCCGCTCTCGACTTCTTTAACATGTTCCCCCCGAGCACCTTCTCCGTGCGGACCATCGAGAACCTCGTGGTCACGATGCCTGGGTGGAAGACGGGCATCTTCTACGGAGCCATGGCCCTGGCCTTCAATGCGGTCGCCGCCAACTGGGTGGCGGACGAGTTCGACTACAGCATCGGGGGCATCAGCCTCTCCATCGAGAAGTCGTCCAAGTACGAGAGCCTCAAGCAGAACGCCGAGCAGCAGTTCGACAAGGCCACCGAGGCCAAGGCCCGAACGGTCAAGTTCATCCGTGGGTTGCAACAGCCTCGGTTCGGCATCGGTATCCGTTCCGCCTTCGGTCCACACGTCGGTCGTGGCGTCCTCTCGCCTCGTAATTTTCTTTGAGGTTTGACAACACCCTTCTGGTGCAGTACCTTCTCGTTGGGGGTACTACCCCATGTCCATCACCTGTCCTCATTGCGGGCGTGAGTTCCCTGGCGACCGGCTGAACGCCCGTCACCTGTCCATCTGCAACCCCTCCAGCCGCCCTTCCGCCCCACCTTGCCTCTGCGGGCATGAGAGCACGAGCCTCACGCAGATGAAGCGCCATCGTCAGGACTGTGAAGTCTGGACGAGCCGGGACAAGAGCGCCGTCCAGAAGGTCCGCACCGAGGTTACGTTCACCGAGAAGTACGGGGAAGGCGTCACCAACGCCCGGCACATCTCCGAGGCTGAGGAGCGACGCAAGGCGACGATGCAGGAGCGGTATGGGGCGGAGAACGTCTTCTTGAAGGGCTCCACCCTGTTCGATCAGGTGCAGGCATCTCTGGAGGGAAAGCGCCCTGTGCTACGAGGGGCCGACAACCCGTTCGCCAAGCCCGAGGTGCGGGAGAAAATCCGAGAGCACTGGCAGCGGGAGCATGGGGTCAGCAATCCACAGCAGGTGCCGGAGGTGCGGGAGAAGACCCGAGCCACGAACTTGGGGCGGTACGGGGGTGAACTGCTGGGGTCGCCCGAGTTGGCGGCCAAGGTGAGGGCGACGAACGAAGCCCGGTACGGCGACGTGTTCCCCCAGCGCACGGATAAGGTGAAGGCCCGGATTCAGGAGACAAACGAGGCCAGGTATGGGGTGCCTTGGACTTCGATGGACCCCGAGGTGCGGGCGAAGCAGTTGGCGACGATGGAGGCCAAGTACGGGTCGCACTTCTTCGCCTCGGAGGAGGGCAAGGGCATCGTGAGGGCGGCGATGCTGGAGAAGTACGGGGTCGAGTTCTGGATGCAGACGGAGGGGGCCTGGGACAAGTTGGTGGAGACGTTCCGTGAGCGGTTCGGGGTAGACCATCCGCTTCAAGACTCGGAGATCCTGGCAAAGAGGGAGTCTACGAATCGCCAGCGATATGGTTGGGACAACTTCATCGGGTCACCGGATTTCGTAGTTGCGTGCCTTCAAAGTTACGGTGTCCCAATACCAGCGGAATTGCCTGACCATCCGATGAGGGTCAGGGAGTTTGCTCGAAAGCATTTCGACCGGATGGGACCAGGATGTCCTGGTCCCAATAAGCTCGAACAGCGGGTCTGGGACATGGCTCCGCTGTTGATGTTCACGGGTGACCGGAAATTCTGGCGTTGGCTCCCCAAACTGGGGCATTTCAAGAACCCGGACTTCATCTTGCCCGGTCCTGACCAGGAGCATCCTTTCCGTGGGGTCACGAAGATTGTCGAGGTCTTCGGGGACTACTGGCACGGGCGGATGCGGACAGGCAAGGCGGGGTTCGAGCACGAGCAGGGGTTGATCGACGCCTTTGCTGATATCGGGTTCGAGTGCCTGGTGATCTGGGAGTCGCAGGTGAAGGCCGTTCCCGAGGCGGTGATGGATCGGTTGCTGACGTTCCTGGGTGATTGAAGCATCCCGGGGTTTTAGATCCGAGGGGCTCCGGGTAAGATGGGCAACCCGGAAGAGGACCCCGATGGACATCAACGACCTCCGAGACATGCTCATGGCCCGCCTCCCCCAAATGCGGGTCCGCACCATCGAGATGAACCCCGCCCGGTTCTACTCGCTCGCCGACCTCATGAACGGTCGGGAGCAGGAGGCACTGGAGAAGACCTGCCCTCGCTGCGGTGGGACGGGCAAGAACAGAGGGACATGATGAAACCCAAACACCTGGCCATCCGCATCGAGCAGTGCATCGCCCTCTCGAAGGCGTCCAACTGTCCCCGCAGGAAGTTCGGAGCCCTCCTGCTCGACCCCGAGCGAAACGTCGTCCTCATGGACGGGTACAACGGCGGCCCCAGGGGTGGCGAGGGGGACTTCTGCGCCGGGCATTTCTGCGCTCGGGACGGGCTCAAGAAGTCCGACTTCGACATCCAACCCGGGATGGAGCACAACACCATCGGTGCGGACGGCTACTGGGTCATCGGCCCGGGTGGGAAGGACGTGTTTTTCAAGGGGGCCGAGGGGCATGACGCCGCCCTGTCCTATGTGGACGAGCAGGTAGCCGCCTTCCCTTCGGTGCAGTCGGGCACCAGGATGGAGATCGGCTGCCACCACGCCGAGATGAACGTGGTGTGCAACGCCGCCGCCAACGGGGTGAAGACGGCCGGAGCTTGGCTCATCGTGACGGGGGAACCCTGCATGATGTGCTCCAAGCTCATCCACCACGCCGGGATCGTGAAAGTGTTCGTCGTGGACGGCGGTTACATCGGGCAGAACGGTGTCCAGTACCTTCGAGACCACGGCGTCGAGGTCGAGGCGACCGAGGGGCCGAAAGACCCTCGGGCAAGAAAAACGGCCGAGGGGGTTTAGTCCGGCTGCCGGTGGAGTAGAGGACTCCAGAGCGGCCACATCGAGCCGAACAGGAGATCCCATGAGCAACACTCGCTTCGCCCTTCGCAACTTCGCTGGCGACCCCACGGCCTTTTTCCGGGTCGAGCCCGAGACCCTGGACACGAGCAGCGCCAAGGCCACGAGCCAGCCGTCCCACCACATCATCGGCATCGACGTGTCCGGGTCGATGTACTACGACCTGGAGGCCCTCAAGGGCATGGTCGAGAAGCTCCTCACCCTGGAGGAGTTCCGTGATCCGAACCTCCGGGTGAGCCTCATCACCTACTCGTCCAGCGGCGACGTGCGGGTCCACTTCGAGCGGGCCTCCGTGGCCGACGTGATGGCCCCCGGGTCCAAGCAGCTTCAGGAGATCCGCAACCTGCGGGTGCGGGGCCTCACCTGCATCAGCCAGGGGCTCCGGGCGGCCGAGAAGCTGGTGGACGACAAGGAGACGACCTGCATCAGCCTCCACAGCGACGGCTACGCCAACGACTCCAGCCCGATGGCGGAGCGGCGGGACATCGCCGCCGCCGTGGACGCCCTCAAGCAGCATCCCAACTGCTTCGTGAACACGGTGGCCTACCGGGACTGGAGCGACTTCGGGATGCTCTCGGGCATCGCCAACGCCCTCTCCGGCACCTGCCTCCAGGCCCGGGACATCCACCAGGTGTACGACGCCATGCACGACACCACCGAGCTTCTCGCCGGGAACATGGCCCCGGTGCTGGAGGTCGGCGTCGGCAAGGCGGACTTCCTCCTCGTGCTCTCCAAGTCGGGGGAGAAGGTGCTCGGTTCGACGGAACCGCTCGCCGTTCGGGGGCTCTCGGCCGGTGACGACGCCACGGCCTTCCGCCTGTACTCCATGACCAAGGACGAGTACGAGACCAGCGAGCTTCCGCAGGTCTCGGTGGACACGGACGGCGGGGACGTGATCCTGGCCTTCGCCCGTGCCCAGGTCGCCCTCGGCAACCTCAACGCCGCCAAGTACGCCCTCGTGGCCTACCGGGACGCCGACCTGCTGGAGGGGCACTACAAGGCCCTCACCGGCTCGGCGGTGGCCTCCATGGCCGGGGCGATGGAGAAGGCCCTGTTCACGCAGAACCGGACCGTCCGCACCACGACCGGCTTCGGGCTCTCGGCCCAGGGTCCGTCGGTGCTGGCCGTCCTCGGGACGCTGGCGACCTACCGCAACGGCATCCGGGTCAACGTGGACGACCTCGTCAAGGGCTACCAGCGGCGTGGCCTCAAGCGCATCCCCGGCGTCCGCAACGACGACGGCTCGCTGACCCCGCCCAACGCCACGCTCAAGACGGCGAAGGACCGTTCGGCGCTGCCCGTGTCCGGCATCGAGATCAACCGGAACACGGCGACGTGCAACATCCGCATGGTGCAGGACGGAACGCTCATCGACCAGCGTCCCGGCCGTGAGGACCAGGTGATCGCCGAGGTCGAGGGCGTGCCGCTGAGCCTCAAGGACTACCGGAACTACACGATGGTCTCGGACGGCGACCTCAACGTCACGGTCCTGCCCCTGCGGATCACGGACAAGCGGTGCTTCAAGGCGCTGGCCGACCTGGGGATGGTGACCGGGACGTTCGACCCGAACCGCCAGTACGACCTGGACCTCTCCAGCCTCCCGCTGGTGGACTTCGGCCAGTCGTTCGACCTGCCGGGGGACACCTTCGACCGTCTCCTCCGCCTGACCGTGCTCCAGAAGCTCCTTTCGGGCATCACGGCGGGGACCAGCGAGGCCCTGACGGCGGAGCAGATCGCCGCCCTCAAGGACGTTCACGTCACCCCGGCGGGGTATTTCTCGCCCCCGACGACGAACGCCTACACGGACCTCAAGGACGCCCTCGACAAGGGGATGGTGGACACCCGGCTGTCCTACAAGGTGGACATCGGGTCGCCCCAGATCACCAACCTCGGCAAGCTGCACTCGGGCAACGCCTTCCTCGACCGCCGGTTCACCGTGACGGACGCCGACGGCAACGAGGTGAAGAAGCCGAAGCTCCCGGCCCTGCTCGACGACGGGATGACCGTGGCCGTGAAGGCCCTGTCCGCCCGGACCAAGCTCGACGCCGTGGACGAGGTGATGTACCCGGTCTTCGCCGAGTTCCTGAACCTGGAGGACAACGGGCACCTGCTCGCCGTCCTCGGCGAGGCCGGGCTCGACTACGACGAGAAGAAGGCGTTCGACCAGGCCCGGATCGGGAAGGTGGACCGGGACACCCGGGTGGAGACCTTCACGGCCACCCTCCGCAAGGTCAACGAGGCCATCGACGGCATCTACGACCAGACCGTCAGCCCGCTGGTCTTCTACGTCGGGGCCACCGGCCTCGTGCCCGACGAGTTCGGGGCCAAGGCCATGACGGCGGAGCAGGTGGTCGAGAAGTTCCCCGACCTCAAGCTGGCCAAGGCCGAGAAGGAGGAGGGGACCTTCTTCCTCCTGCCCTCCGGGCTCCTGCTCACCGTCTACGTGAAGGGCGAGCACTTCACGACCGACGCCGGGCTCAAGGCCGCCGCAGCCTGATCCACCGAGAAGGCGGCCCTGCCGGGCCTTGACCCGGTAGGGCCGCTATGGGCCATCCTTCTGTGTGGAGGGATGGCCCGTGGACGACATCCGCCGAACCTTCAAGTTCCGAGACGCCCGTACACTCCAGGTCTTCCTTGGCCCGGAGAGGGACATCCTCCATCTCCTGAAAAAGCTCCACATCCGAGCCCATGTCCAGGGGAAAAAGCTCGTGCTTCGTGGCTCCTCGCCGCAAGACATGGATCTTGCGTCTGACCTGGTGATGTTCGTGTCGATGCGGGCGCACCAGGGTCAACCCACCAGAACACACCCGCCTGCTCGAACATGTCCCCAACTTCAGCGGCCTCCGCCCAACGGCGGACCGTCTCGACATCGGGTCACTCGACGTGCTCTTGGAGCGCCTTCATGAGGTCATCGGTGGAGGAAAGCCGCACTCGCCACGACTCCCGAGACACGTCGCTGTAGATCAAATCGAACATCAGTTCACCTCCGCCAGGGCGAGCGTCACGCCCTGCACCTGAGCCGCCGAAGCCGCCCACACGGCCCGCTCCGGGCCGATGCGGCGGACCCGGGTGGACTCGTGCCACTTCTGGTACTCGTCCCGACCCTCGTACTGATCGTCGAAGACCTCCCAGCCCTCGGGCAGCGATGGAGTCCAGCCGTCGTCGAGGTAGGACGACTCGTAGCGCTGGACGAACAGACCCGTCTCGGGGCAGGTGGGGAGGCTGGTGATGTGCTCGGGCAGGTTCATGCTTCCTCCGTGGTCACCTCATCAACCCGTGAGGCCCCAGGACTAAAATGCTGGCTGCACTTTTACTCCAGCGGACCTGCCGGTAGATGGGGTGAGTACGGAGGAACCTGATGCTGAACACCGACCATTTCACTCTCCTCGCTGGCAGCACCGACTGGGACGACGAGATGCGTCGTCGCCGGGAGGCGGGTGAGGATCTCGTGGCTCTCCAGGTGGAGTTCCACGGGCGAGGCCGCTGCGAGGCCGAGGTCGTCAAGACGCTCAACGGCTACAGCGTCCGCTACGCCTCTGGGCTCAGCAACTTCGGCCTCATCTTCCGTGGCTGCAAGACCTACGAGGAGGCGGTCGAGAAGGGGACCCGTTGGGTCGAGGAGGACCCCTCCGGGCGTTCCCTGTTCGTCCGCAACTCTGACATCCCCGGCAAGGAGGGTTGATCGATGTTCACTCCCGAACAACTCCGTGTACTGTCCATCGGCTACGACCTCGACTGCGGGGGCTACGAGTTCGAGCGTGCCCCCAAGGCCCTCGATCCCGACGGTGAGGACGTGGTCATCTTCGACGACCCGGACCTCGACTACCTCGGGTTGCAGGACGTGGTGCGGATGGGCGACTACTCCTGCGGGCTGTTCGCCTTCGCTCCGGGGGACGAGGACTTCGAGTTCCCAGAGTCCTACGAAGAGGACGACCTCGGGACGATGGTGCGGGTGGCCAAGGGCGTCCTCTATGGCTCGGACCACGAGTGCCACTGCCACGGCAAGCTCGTGACGTGGACCGGGGCTGCTGGGGAGCCCCGAGAAGCCCTCTCCGGGGAGAAGGTGGCGGAGTTCATCCGGGCTGGAGTGGAGGTCGAGGACCCTCCCAACTTCCCGAGGCGAAGAAGCCACGGCTTCAGCCGTGGCGTGCCAAGCTCGAAGCCGCTGCTCAGCGCCTCATCGAGGAGGAGAACCTCCAGGCCGCCCGTACTCACAACGTCATGGGTATCAGCATCCGAGCGATCCAGTTGTGGGGGGATGACGGGCTGCTTCTGGCAGAGCTTCGTCTCAACTCCCGGGGTGACGTGCTCCGGGTCTACCACAAGCTCTACATGAGGGCGAAGGACTTCGAGGATTACGAGAAGTGAGAGAACTCGAAGTCCTGTTCTACGAGAACGGGCGTGGTGGCGTCGCCGTGTCCGTGGACGGCGGTGAGCACGTTGTCATCTCGACCGGCCGTACCCTGCTCCTGGCGGACACCGCCTGGGAGGAGTCCGGCGAGGAGCCCTGGGACGACCTCACGGAGCCTCAGAAGGCCGCCATTGTGGAGGCTCGGGAGCGGCTCCTGAGCATGAACGAGGCACAATCCGACCTTGACGAGATCGTCCTGAACTACCGCAAACGGCGGCTTCACGAGGCCAGGCGGAGCCCAACACGGGCGGCCGAAAAGACGCCGAGAAGGTCGTAGAGGTCGTCTGGAAGCGACCCCAGGGCGGGTTCCGAGAACCACTCGCCCTTCTGGAGCCGGAGCCGGAAAGGTCGCATGACCCGGTGGACCTGGGGCTCCCTGGCCCCCTGACCCTCGGCGACGAGGATGACCCGGACTTCGTAGGGGCAGCCGGTCTGGATCTCCTGGCGGCGACGCTCCACGTCGGAAGACCGGCCGACCTTGATGGCCCCGGTTTTCCCCATCTGGAAAACATACAAATGCTCTCCACCCCTCACGTACCGCCTCCGTGCCGAGCTAGAAAACTTCGGCAGTAGGTTTTCAACTCCTGCATGGTCAAATCGGTCTTCATGCGGTTGAATCCCCAGCAGGCCAGCACCACGTTTCCCTGAACGTACCCTTTTTCCGGCACTTTCCGGTCTAGGCTGACAGCGGTGTTGGACCTGTCCCCCGAGAAGGTGAGCGGCTCGCCGGTGTAGTAGCAGAGACCCCCCTGCTTAGACCAGATCTCGCAAAGGTGCTCTGGGGTGATGTCGAACGGAAGCCCCAGAGCCCGAACGTTGTTCCTGGCCGTGTTGTGCAGGTGGGAGAGGCGGGCCTTTGGGGATGAAGAGCGCCACCTCTTGTTGTAGTCGTTATGGCAATCACGGCAAAGGGTGTTGCCCCCTGAGAACCTGGCTTTCGGAAGATCCTCCCGGCATCCGGGGCAGATACGATTGGGCATTGCAGCTAGTCGTTGCCTTTGACGTTGCTGGATCTCCCGCCGGGCTTGTTTTCGGCATTCTAGGCATCTTTGGGCCTGCCCTGGGAAGTGGTCCTCGGGTTTGTCGTTCCCACACCTCTGGCAGTTTCGCATAGGCCCCTCCGGTACTCCCCATGTGCCCGGTATAGGAGAACTACCGTGGCTAGAATTCCCTCCCACCACCGAGAAACCGGCCCTCTGGCGGAGAACTTGACCTATAGGCCACCTGACGCCCACGGTGAAAGAATGAGGACAGCAATGATCTCCGTCCTCGTGCTTCTCGCTCTCTCTGCCTGTGGAATCTCGTACCCGGAGACCCCGGAAGAGGCCCCGGAGACCGTGTCGTTCCGGTTCGAGTGCCATTGGCTTGCCACGCCTGTGCTCGCCGGGATCCTCACCCTCCCCGTGGAACAGCTTCGGGGCAAGCCGCCCGAGTACTACACCGGGAGCATCGAGTGCAATGACCCCGAGACGCCCGGGATGACATGCAAGTTCGTCGAGGTGGTTCACCCCGGGGAACCGGACGCCGGGGGGTAGCTCACGGGCTCCCGAGCACGTCCATCCCTTGGCTCCGCATGTGCTCGACATCCCCGTTGGTGAACTCGACGGTCGGGATCTCCTCATAGGAGGAGCGGCCACCCACACCCCCGTGCTTTGGGCGACGGACCACGGCCGTCACGGGCTCGAACCCCTGGAACGGGGCGTTGAAGATGGTCTTGGCCTCGGGGTCGCACTCCGAGAGAAGGCGCATGAGGTCTTTGACTTTCACGCTGGACCCCCGAGCAGTCGGGAGACCTTGGCCTGAAGTTCGGTGACCTCCCGGGACGCCTTTTTGCCCTCCTTGGGCAGGGGTAGACCCGAGCCCCGGAGGACTTCCTCGACCACCCGGTCGAAACTCCAGTCGGGCACCTGCTCGGCGAGCACCTGGAGGACGGACCGCAGGCCCTCAACCTCGAATCGGGTGAGGTACATCCCGTTGAGCCGGTAGTCCTCGAACGCCTCCCAGCACCAGGGGACCCACTCCTTGACGACCTCGGCGATGGCGTTGGCGTAGGAGCGGATCTCCAGTTGAGCGTGCGGATCCATGCGGAGGCTGAGGAAGTGGAACAGGTTGTGGAGGTCGCTGGACCAGACCTTGGCGGTGTAGATGTTCACGGGAAGCACGCATCTTGCAAGCTCCCGAGCCACCCCGCTCTCCAGCGCCCGTTCGTAGGCTCGGTAGGCTTCGGAGCAGCTTCTCCGAAGCTCGGTCTGGTAGGCCACCACGTCGTCTTCAGGGAGGTGCCCGTCTCGACCTTGCTTGTTGCTGGTGCTCTGAGCCCGCACGACCTCGGAGTCTGGGATGTAGAACTCTTCCGGCAGGACGCTGTACCGGGCTGACACCTCGTTGAGAGATGCCATCCGGTGCCGAACCCATTGACGCTCCACGAAAATTGGGAGCTTCACCTCCAGCTTGATTCGGGCCTGCTCGAACGGCGAGGTGTGCCTCGACCTCATCAGGTAGCGGAGAAGGCTACGGTCGTCGTTGGTTTTCTTGGTCCCCTTGGCGTAGGAGACCCGTGCGGCCTGTACAACTGAGTCGTCATCCCCCATCACGTCCACGAGCATGATGTAGCCGTGATCGAGCACAGGGATGGGCTCTTGAAATCGTTTGAGGTGTTCAGGAATCATCCTGCCTGTCCTTGCATTCGTAGGTGCCCGTCTCTCGGTTGAACATCAGAAAACCCGAACGAAGCAGGCGGAAGGCCACCCCCTGTAGAGAGGAGTGCGCTTGCCGATGCCTTGTCCGATCCGTCAGCCACAGGTTCTCCGGGGCGTTGTTGGTTTTGTCTCCGTCGATGTGGTGAACGACCTCGGTCGGGAGAAGGGTTCTGCCCAGAGCCCCCTCCATGACCACCACATGTTCCTTGCGATAGTTTACCCATCCTGAACCGGAACCCTGCCGCCCAGGGACGACGTTGACCATCACGTACCCATGGTGGTCAACGTAGCGACCGCCCTTCCAACAGGGGTGGTTCTCCCGGGTCCGTTGACGGTTGCGCTCAGCAACAGCCTTGTTGGTTGTCCCACGGCTGGATTTCCCAATGCGCCTGGCCACACAGGGCTGGCAGAACGTCTCTCCCGTCCAGCCCTGTTTGCGTTGACCCTGGACGTAGTTGTTCCAGTTGGTCTCGGACCGTTTTCCGCAGTCGTCGCAGATGAGCGCCACACGTTTGATGCTGCCCTTGGTCAGTAGCGCAATGGGGGTCCCGTCCATTGCTTTGTCCGATGCAAGCATGGGGGCACCCTATCTGTGAAGGCACCAACAGTCAATTCGTTTCCTTTCCTATACCCAGATCAGGGGTAGGACGACCCATGTGGGCCGCCTCGGAGGCAAGATGGCCACGGCGAACAACACCAAGGTCTGGGACTGGCTGTTCAAGATCATGTCCGCCCTCGTCATCCCCCTGGTCCTGTGGGGGGTTAAGCTGGAGGTGAAGAACGCCGTGCAGAACGAGAAGATCGTCCAGTTGGAGAAGGACCTTGCAGCGGCGGCGGATGTCGAGAAAGAGGTACGTCTGAACACCCAGGCCCTCGGGAGGCTGGAGGAGAAGCTCAATGCGGCGAACACCAATCTCAGCGAGATCAAGCGCCTGCTTCGTCAGCCTTAGCCTCCTCCTGGCCTGCTCCAAGCCGGTCGAGAAGGCTGCGGCACCGCCCACGGCCCCAGAGGCGGTGGAGGCCGAAGATGCGGGCGTCGAGCCCTCCGATGCCGGGGTGGCCCCGGCCCCCCCGGCTCCACGGCCGGAGCGCAAGCGGCGCAAGGTCAAGCTCGCCGAGAAGGGCTACGACCCCGAGCGGATCACGGAGCAGCGGGCCATGGTGGCTGTGCAGTCCAAGCGGGCCGAGGACTTGGGGCAGGAGATTGCCCAGGTCAAGGCCGAGCTTATGGCCCGAAAGCTGGCGCATTTGCGGGTTCTGGCCCGGCGGAGGGGCTGGACGCTGGGTGAGGAGCCCGTGCAGGACCGGGAACGGAAGGTGTGGCGGCAGTGGGTCAAGCTGGAGCGGGAGGTGGAGGGTGATGAAACGTCACCTTGAGGCCGTGACCGGGAGACGGGTCTACGAATACACCGATGCCGAGGGCATCGTGTTCTACTCGTTCCACCGGACGGCCAACTTCGTGAACCCGCCCAAGCGGCTCACGTTGAAGTCCCGCATCGGGGAGCACCTGACCAACTTCCTCTCCCGGCTCCGGCGGGAATTCGGCGAGCCCGACAAGCCCGAGCCGAAGGACAAGGAGACCGGCGGGTAGAGTGGCGCACACCACCTGATCCCAGGGAGATGAAGACAATGAACGACGAGACCAAGACCGACAAGACCGACGAGACCCCGGAGGTCCCCGAGGTGGCCGGGGAAGCCCCCGAGTCCTCCGAGCCCGTCGAGGCCGCCCCGGAGACCGAGCCCCAGGAGCCGACCCCCCTCAACGGCAAGGCGAAGCCGGGGAGCGACCCGTTCCAGGTCGGGGAGCTTCTCCCACAGGAGGTGATGCAGCTTCAGCAGGTGCGGGGCCGCATCAACCAGCACCTCATGGAGATCGGGCACCACGAGGTCCAGAAGGCCATGCTCCTCGCCAAGCTCGAACAACTGGAGCAGCAGGGTCAGACGGTCATCCGCCAGGCCCGGCTCCGGCTCGGGATCGATGACGGCGAGACCATCCAGGTGACGCCCGACGGCAAGATCCGCCGGATGCCCCAGCATCCGCCCAACGTGGTTCCCATGCCCACCCCGGGGAGCGGCAAGCCGCCCGCTGCGGGGTGACAAGGAGGTAGGCGATGACCGCCGGGTGGGATGCAACCACCACCCAATATCCGCTCCCCCCGCAGAACGGCGTGGTTGTCACCCCGTTCACGAAGGGGGTTCACGATATTCGGTGGGACAACCCGGCGCTCCTGGCGGGCAATACGCCGTACTCCGTGGTCGGCGTGAACATCTATCGGTCTGACGCCTCGGATCGTGGACCTTTCCACCGCCTCAACGAGTTCCCCCTCGGCGGCAGCTTCTACCGGGACCGAAACGACTACCGCCTCGTCGTGAGGGAGGTTGTGGACTGGGATTCCGGCTGGGTCTTCAAGGGGGACAAGCCGAACGTCCGCCGGTGGCAGTTCAGGACCAGGAACCGGATCGTGAAAGCGTCCGCCCGAGCCCCGTTCGAGCTTCCCATCTGGGGAGACAACCCCACGGACGTACAGGTGTACATCGACGGGGTGGAGGTCCCAGTCCACGAGGTCTTCGGCCGCTCCGGCGAGGTCACCCTCATCAACGCCCCTGAGTTCAACGAGGCCACCGAGAAGCTGGAAGGGCCATCCATCCCGACAGCAGAGTCCGTCGTGGAGGTGACCTACCGAACCCCGACCAACCACGTTCCCAGTGGGCTCGACAAGAACGTCTGGTATCGGTTGACCACGGTGGTCCTCGACCCGAACACGCTCTCGGGCTACAACGAGACGCCCCTGGCTCAGTCGAGGCCCCTCTCCCTCATGGAGGTCGAGGCCCGGGACTGGATCTGGGATGAGGCCGTCCGGCGGAACAACTGGATCCTCCAGCAGGGCGGGGAGAACGTCTACCTTTTCGTCAAAAAGGTCTGTGGCGTCCCATGTGACTGTACCAGGGACCCACGGAGCCTGGAGTACCACAAGCAACCGGAGAACACCTGCCTGATTTGTTTCGGGACGGGGCTCATCGGCGGCTACGAGGGTCCCTACGACATCATCGTCGCCCCAGACGATGGGGAGCGGCGCATCTCCCAGACCCCACGGGGCCGCCGCAAGGAGCACACCTACGAGGTCTGGACCGGACCGTACCCGCTCATCACCCAGCGGGACTTCCTCGTCAAACAGACCAACGAGCGCTACAGCGTCGGCCCAGTGCGTCGTCCGAGCAACCGAGGGAACCTGCTCCAGCAGCATTTCAACATCGGCTATTTGGATGAGGGGGACATCCGCTACCGTGTGCCCATCGACGGAACCGACCAACTTGCTTGGCCCGAGACCCGACCTGGCAAGCCGTCCCCCGTCTACCCCCGGATGCCGGTCACGGGTGAGTCGAGCTACGACCAGAAGGAGGGCTGGGCTGGCCCGAATTACCCCGAGGGGCCGGAGACGGACCACCCGCTCAACACCGAGAAGGAGCTTGGGGAGTCCACACCTGACGATGTGGAGCGGCGAGGACGCACGAAGGTCTGGGAGAATATTTCCCAATAATGGGCACTTGTGCTAACATCGGCCCCGTGAAATACTTAGGTGATTGCGAGGTTTGCGGCTCTACGGTCCCAACTTACCGGGCACTTGGTCAGCATCTCCGCCATGCAAATGATGGTGCCCATCAAGACCTCCAAAGACGGTGGCACGCTTGGAGGGCGAGGCAACGCACGCTTCGTTGTCGGAAGTGTGGGCAGTTGTGGGTCACGGGGGTTGACCGGGTGCATGGGAAGCGGTGCCATGACTGCGAGAACGCCCGAGCCTCGATGACCAAGCGGGAATACGAGGCATGGAGGCCCACCAAGAAACCAGACCCCCGCTCGACGTGGTGCAAATCACACTGGAATGGGCTAGAGAATCGCCACTTTGTCCCCGACGATCTGACGGAACAACAAGTGGTAAAGGGCATCGAAGACAGGGTGCAGATCAACACCCTGCGAACCCAGCTAGGGGTGTCCTACAAGGTGCTGCGAGCGGTAGCCGAAAAAGCATTCGGGGCACAGCAGTTTGCGGCTTTGATGAGGGACAGGAAAGTAGAGTCGGCTCGTCGCATGGTTCAGCAGGCTCAAACAGCTTCGGGCTTAGAAGCGACGATGGTGGCCGCTTTGAAGGCGGCTTCTGTTGACGTGGTGGGGAGAAATATCTGGCTGACCTTGGAGGTGTCTGGAGTCCGCACACATCGGGAGATCGACATAAAGGTTGCGGCCCCGTCCGGGCATAAGATCGTCGTGCTGTGTGATGGGGAGGCTTTTCATGGTCCGAACGCACTATACGTTGATCCTGCTTTGCGAGTTTCTGACGACGTGAGCACCGCCAAGGCTTTGTTTACGCTTGGTTACTCTGTGTGCCGCTATTCTGAATCCGAGATCCATAATGGGGAGGCCCTCGCCCATTTGCAGGGCGTTCTGCCGCATATGCACGACAAAAAACGTTTGCTGCGGCTGTGGCACCCGGCGACGGAGAGGTGGGCCTGATGGCCGATGGAGTCCGATCTCTGTACGGCGGGCCGCTTGCTCGGCTCGCCGAAGCCACCGTCTCCAAGGAGCTTCTGGAGCGCATGGCGAAGTGCATCATCGACGCCATCATCGCCGAGGGCAAAAAGGACTTCGCCAAGCGAGGTTGGAGGCTTGATGACCCCATGGGCGGCCCGCCTTTCGACGAGAGTTTCAGTTTCTCCATCCGGGGGCAGCGGACCATCGAGATCCGGTCGTCCTTCTATGGCCTGGAGGAGTTCACCCGGCAGGACATCCCAAGCCGGAAGATGACCTGGCTCACCCAGGAGGCGAAGAACAAGACCCCGTCGAAGTACCCCCTCACCAAGACGGAGAAGAAGCTCGGGATGAAGCGGGCGGGAAAAGTCCGTCAGGGGGATCGGAAACCGTTGGTGGTCCCGCTTCAAAAGGATGACGGGACGGTCATCTTTCGTATGGCCCCGCTCAAGACCAAGGACGCATGGGTTCATCCAGGCATCGCTCGGTTCACGTTCGTCGAGAGGGCACTCCGCAAGGGACGGGCGGCCTGTGCCAAGGTGGTCGGGGAGTACCTGAAGGAGCAGATGTCGGGGGCAAGGACATGAGAGAAGCGGAGGTCACCTGTCTGATCCGCATGACACGGATCCCCGACCTCAACCTCGAACTGGTGAAGGACCAGGTGGTCCTCGTGCCCGAGGACCAGGCCCAGGGCTCCAAGGACTTGGCCCTGTTCAAGAGCATGAACGCCGTGAAGGTGCGGTGGGTCCGGCGGTTCCACAAGCTGCGGGAGGCAGATCAACCCTTTACGGTGAGTACGCCGAAGCGTGACACGAGGGCGGTGAGGCCCCTTCACCCTCAGCAAGCTCCCCTGGCGTCCCCAGTTGACGCCCCGGAACCACCTGCGGCTCCAAACCCGCAACTGGGGCGTCAAAACGTTGACTTGGAACTCCTGGCTACTCGTCTGGAGGCTCGGCTCGGGGGAGCCATTGACCGTGTGGTCGCCGCCATAAGGGAGTCGAGGCCGGTGGTCGTGTCGGCCGACCCGTCCGCTCCGGGCAAGCCGGGTAAAGTGGGCGATGAGGTGCCTACGTTCATCCCCGACAAGATCCTCGACCCGGATGCGGCGAAGAAGGTGGACATCCGGGCAACCGAGACCACCGGGGAGGCGGGGGGCATCGACGCCGCCAAGGCGGCCTTGAAGAAGGCCCGTGGCGGTCGGAAACAGAAGGAGAGATGGTGCAAGCCTCGATAAAGGCTCTATACTAAACTCTTCATGGATAGGTCCCGAGAGAGCTACGAAACCGAGATCCAACAACACCCCAACATCACACACAAGGAATTGGCTGCGACGTTGGGGTGTGGGCCTACAACCGTTGCCAGGGACCTTCAACGCTACGGGTTGACAACCAGACCTTGGAGTCAGCGCAGGCATTCAGAGGCCACGAGACAGAAACTTAGTGATCAAAGGCAGGGTCAACAAAAGGGTTCGGACAACCCCAACTTTGGCCCAATGTCTCGTCCTTGGTTGGAAGGCGAAAATCATCCTTTCCGTCGCTGGCACCGAGAACACCCTGAATTTGGGGAGAACCAGCGAGGGGCCGCAAATCCCGTGCATAAGGCCCGTCACCTCTACGATGATCCCGAATACGTCGAACGGATCACCACGGGCATTCGAGCCCATGTAGACCAAAAACGGGGGTCCACCTACGAGGAAGTGTATGGTCCCGAGAAGGCTGCGGCGAGGAGGTTCGGTTGGTGATTCAAGCGGACGGAGACTACTGGCACGCCAACCCGGAGAGGTTTCCGTCACCAGATGCAAACCAGGCAGATCGGCGTCGGTTGGATGCCTCTTGTGATTCCTTCCTTCAGAACCGGGGGTATCGTGTCCTGCGGTTCTGGGAGTCCGACCTCAAGGTGGACCCAGATGAGTGTCAAGCGAAGATCAAGGAGGCCCTCCGTGGCGGATGAGAAAAAGTCTGTGAAAACGGAGCCCTACGGCTGCGGCCTGGACGTGGGTACAATGAATCTTGTGTGTGCAAGACGCACATCTGAGGGCGTGACCCACACCAGGATGCGGGACGTGTTCCTCGACCTGCCGACGAGCGCCAAGAAGATGCTCAGGCTCTCCAAGACCAGCTTCGTCGAACGGGATGACGACGTGCTCATCCTCGGTGACGCAGCCCTTCAGACGGCCAACGTCTTCGGCAAAGAGGCCCGCCGCCCGCTCTCGGCCGGGCTCATCTCCGCCGGGGAGATGGAGGCCATGGAGGTGCTCGGGCTGATGATCAAGCAGATCCTCGGCGAGCCCCGGGCGGCCGGGGAGCACTGCTACTTCTCCGTCCCCGCTGCCCCGGTGGACCGCCCCGACCGGGATGTCGTCTACCACAAGGGCATCTTCGAGCGGATCGTGACCGAGTGCGGGTACACGGGGACCCCGAGCAACGAGGCGATGGCCATCATCTACTCCGAGTGCGCCAACGACGGATTCTCGGGCGTGGCCCTGAGCTTTGGCTCGGGTATGACCAACGTGGCCCTGGCCATCAACACCATCGAGGGTCTGAGCTTCTCCGTGGCCCGGGGTGGCGACTGGATCGACAGCGGATCGGCCAACTCCGTCGGCTCGACGAATGCCCGCATCTGCGCCATCAAGGAGAAGGGTGTGGACCTCCTCAAGCCCGACTCCAGGGAGCAGGAGGCGATCAGCTTCTACTACAAGGAGTTGATCCGGTACGCCCTCGACCAGATCGCCCTGCGGTTCGAGCAGATCCGGGGGCAGTTCGAGCTTCAGCAGGCCATCCCCCTGGTCGTCTCCGGCGGCACGAGCAAGGCGGGGAGCTTCCTCGACCTGTTCCGCCAGGAGTTCGAGCGGAGGAAGAAGAAGTTCCCCATCGAGGTCAGCGAGATCCGCCAGGCGAGCGATCCACTCAACGCTGTAGCCAACGGAATGCTCACCCAGGCCATGTTGGAGCACGAGGACTGATGCCCCACGAGTTCATCGCCAATGACCCGAAGTGGCGGAGGGCACACAACCAGACGCCAGACGCTCCCGGGTGTTTGGGGTGTACTCATCTTCGAGTCGCTGGGCGGCCGAACATGGCCTGTGCAGAACGTCCCGTGGTTCTTTTTCAAGAAGCCGTTGGTGAGGGACCAGAAGGCCCCGGGCTCTGGATCCTCATGCTCCATGAGTTCCTGCACGTTGGGGAGTCAGTGCTCAAGCAAGCCGGGGCCATCAAGCGACGGGTGGACCACGATTTCATCGAGAACATCCCGACGGGCCTCCTGTTCCTGATGCACCAGGCCGGGATGCTCAAGGACTTCCCCATCGACGAGTTGCTGAGTTCGTGCAGACCGGCCCCGATGGATAGCCTATCGGGCGGCCGAGGTAGGAGCCCTGGAGGGACTTCGGCGTGTACTTCTACCTCACCGACAGCCTGACCCGGAAGTTCATCCACGAGCTTCGCCGATTCTGGCAGCACCACCCGAAGCACCGGGACTTGGTGGATGCCATCCAGGGGAAGTACTCGTTCAAGGAGAGGCCCCAGAAGTCCATCGTCGTCAAGACGGCGGGTGGCTCTCACCTGTCCTTGTCCCCCGATCACTACAAAGGCATGGTGATGTCCCACGTCTACCTGTCCAAGCGGGTGGGCAAACCGGGGCTCTCCGTCGAGTGGGTGCGGGAGGACGGCCGGGCCATCCAAGAGAACGGCGGGACGTTTCCCTCCCAACCGGGGGTGTACTTCATTGACGTGGTGGACGGGCCGGAGAACGGCCTGGCCCACAACCCCGTGGCCTTCTACGTGGACCCTCTCATCGACCAGCGGGGGGAGCAGGTCACCAAGGTGGACGACTCCACGTTCCAGCTTCAGAAGGCCCCGTTGGCCGGGACCCTCCGCCTGTTCGAGATGCCCGCTGGGTTCCTTTACGTCGAAGGCACGAACTACACCGTGACCCTCAACGACCAGGGGAAACCGACCGAGGAGGTCAAGCTGACCGAGCCTCTCACCGGGGGTCGGTGGTTGCAGGCGGATTACCGCTGGCCTGACGAGTCCCGAGGCCCGTTCCCCATCGTCGAGCAGCACGCCAACAACTCAGCCATCCCAGGGGTCGTGTTGGCCTTCGGCCGCCGGGTGGAGATCGGCGACCAGCAGGCTGTGGTTGTCCAGCCCATTCGCTATCCCTCGGCTCTGGAATACGGCGGCCGGTGGACCATGAGCATGGAGTTCGAGATCACGGCCAGGGACGTGTACGACCAGCGGGAGATCTACGACTGGTCCATCATGGCCCTCTACGCCATTGCCCGTGGTCGCCTCTCCACGGAGGGCATCGAGATCTTGAGCGTGGGCCTTGGCGGGGAGTCCGAGGAGGTCTACGACGAGACCGGGGACGATTACCTCTACAGCGCCATCTTCACCATGGAGGTGGAGACGGAGTGGGCCGTACATGTCCCGCTCAACGTCTGGCTGCGGCAGGCAGCCCCGCTCACCAACGCCGAGGCGCAGATCATCGCTGGGCTGCCTGATGACCAGCTTCCCGGCCAGGACGGCAACATCAAGGCGTTGGCGGACATCGGGCTGGAGTCGGTCCGTGACCCGTACTGGGCGGGGAAGGTCGGGACCTTCGAGAGTTTCAAGTGAGGTTCGGTGGAAGGACTATAGCCCCGCTCGGGTGAGGAGGTCGAGGTGCCCAAGTTGCCCCCTGAATGCGGCGTGTACGAGATCCGGTGCTCCAACGGGCGCAGGTACATCGGTTCGTCCGACAACATGGAGCGGCGGCAGCGCAACCACCTGACCAAGCTGCGGGCGGGCCGACATCAGAACCCACATCTTCAAAGGGCGTGGTCCAAGTACGGGGCGGGGGCTTTCACGTTTCTGGTGGTGGAGACATGCGCTGTTGACGAGCAGTACGCCGTCGAACAGAGGCATTTGGATGCAGCCGACAAAGCCGACCTGTTCAACATCGCAGAAGATGCCGCTCGTGGGGCTGGGCGATTTGGCCGCCTGGGAAAGAAAAACTCCCGGGAGCACAATCGACGGCTTCGAGAAGCCAACCTTGGCAAGCCCTCACCACGGAAAGGCAAAACCCACACCTGGGGG